AAGACCATAAAAACGTGGTCGTGTCTTGGACAGACAACTATATATTATATATATAGATAATGTCCTGTCGTCCATCATGTCCATACCTGTATAGACAGGGTTGCTAAAAACGCACCCTGTCATATACAAGGTCCATGGACTAAAAGCGAAATTTAAAAAAGAAAAGGAGTACATTTATAAAAATGTCTATTGAATTCTTTTTACCGATGCAAAAAATTCCAACAACGACTCACCAACAAAAAAAGGTAAACGTGCAATTTGGGAAGCCAATCTTTTATGAGCCTACCGATTTGAAAAATGCCAGGATGAAATTTGAAAGCTTACTTGCCAAGCATGTTCCTACTGATAAATTTAAAGGAGCAATTAGACTGACAGTCAAGTGGTGCTTCCCTCGTATCAAAAAAAGCTACGACGGCCAGTACAAGACCACAAAGCCAGACACAGACAATCTGCAGAAGTTACTTAAGGACTGTATGACGAAGCTTGGATACTGGAAAGATGATGCCCAAGTGGCCAGCGAGATTGTCGAGAAATTCTGGGCGGACACAGTCGGGATCTATATCAAGATTGAGGAATTGCCATGAAGATTGACTACATAGATTTCTTTAGCAGAGTCGTTCCAGAGTGGATGGCGCGCAGCAATCAGAAAAGCCAAGAGGTTGGATTCGGAACAGATGCCTATTGGCTCTGGGCGGTGTCGTCAATCGGAGAGATTTGCAAACAATACAATGATGATGAGCTGGTGACGGAGCAGTTTGGTCTGCTCTTTAACTGGCTAGAAAAGCAAGCAGGATAAACCATGAAATACAACAAACAAATAATGATTGACGGATTGAAGAGGTCAATCAAGCAAACGGAGGCAAGAATAGTAGAATTGTCTAAGCCCTGTGTAAAATCACTTGCATTCAGCAGGTCAGAAGAACGTGACTTACTGAAAAAGCGAGTGAAGAAAATGAAAGAACAGTTGAAGGAGTTAGAAGATGAATAAGCAGGATGAGCAGGAATTGAGGACGAATAAACAAGAATTAATTTCTAAATATGAGCTGATTAAAAATAGCTATAATTTTAATGTTGTAGCAACAGACGGTATAATAAGCGATTTGAAACGTTTAGACGAACCAGAAAAAGTCACAATCCCGCAGTTTGTGGCGGGTTGGATTGAGTATTGTAAATTTACTCACGTTAATTTGCAATACGCTTTGGTTGTTGGTGATGTATATTTTTACAACTACGCAAATCAAAAAGATTTTTCAAAACTAAAAGAATTTTTAGAAACAGAAAATAACCAAGTAACCTTCGCTCGTGCATGGCTGGACGGTTACACAATCGAGAAAGAGAAGCGGTATTTGGTGAAGATAAAAGCAACTGGTCAATGTTTAGGAAGATATTATCTAAATAACGAAATACTATATCCAAAATTCATCTACACAGGACGAAACGCAGATGATTTCACCCGCAAAGAACTCGAAGAAGCCAACTTCGGCTGGGTGTTTGATTGCGAAGGGATTGAGATTGAGGAGGTAACGGATTGAAATGAAGAAAAAGCATATCTAAAGCCACTAGACAAAAAGTCCTAGATAAGTACGGTGGTCACTGTGCTTATTGTGGAAAGGTTTTGGACTTGAAAAGTTTGAGAGTGGATCATTTGTATCCTCACTATCGAGGCGGAGAGGATAGTTTTGAAAATTATATGCCTGCTTGCTATCAATGCAATTTCTACAAATCTACTTTTCTGTTAGATGAATTCAGGGAGCAGATGTCTACTTTGCACGAAAGAATCACCAAGCCATTCATAGCAAGGCTTGGGTTAGATTATGGAATCATTAAAATTGAACCATTCGACGGAACGTTTTATTTTGAGGAGGAACACGAAAATTGAAAAGATTTATCGCAATATGGATGTTATTGTCCGCTGGATTGAATATTTGGCAGATGGGCAGGATTGCAGAACTAAAAAAGAAGAATCCGATGGTTATCTATAAAGCTGATAATCAAGGCGCCGAAATCAAAGGTAGAGTCGTCGAGAAAGGACGACATGGCAAGCTATACACGCTTACGATTCGTGATTACGGCATTTTCGTAGTCACGAAGGAAGTGTTTGATAATGTGAAAGTTGGAGATGAGGTGATGCTATGACGTTCGTGGAACACAATAACCGCGAGAAAGCCAATAAATTTGCCGAGTACGTGACTGGTAAGCCTTTGCGCGAATACTTAGCTAAAAAAGCAAAGCAATATTGCGGTGAAAATATATCCGTCTTCGATGGAGCTGCAGGCTCCGGGCAACTAGAACAGTTTATCAGTATGACCGATTTTCATGCGGTAGAAATTCAGCAGGAAAGTTGCGAAGCATTGAAAACAAATTTCCCTCACGCAGTCGTTCATAATCAGAGTTTCTTTACATATCAATCAGATGTACAAGTAGATGCAATTGCAATGAATCCGCCTTACTCTCTGAAATTGAAAGATTTACCAGAAGAGGATCAACAGGCTATTAAAGAACTATACCCTTGGAAAAAATCAGGTGTTGTTGATGATATTTTTCTGTTGAAGTCGCTGACTTATACGAAGCGATACGGATTCTATATCATGTTCCCTGGAATTGCATACCGTCAATCTGAAAAGAAGATGCGGGAATTGGTTGGTAATAATCTTGTTGAGTTGAATGAGATTCAAAACGGATTTGAAGACACATCTATCAATGTGATTTTCTTAGTCATTGACAAAGAAAAAAACAGTCCTGAAATTTCAAAAGAGATTTATGACTGTAAGACCCAAAAGATTGAATATCAAGAATCTGATACATTAGATTCAGATTTTAGCTGGGTAATACCTAAGAAACCAGTCGAGAAAGAAGAAATAGACATTGACCAAGTAAATGCTGAATTAGACCAGATGGCAATTGATCATCTTGAAAAACATTTAGCAAGTCAATTGATATTGATTCAGTTTTTCAACGAAGATATTGATTTAAAATCTTTCATAACGAGATGCCATAAGGTTTTAGATGATTACTTGTTGATGTACAATTTTGCAGTAGGATTAGAATGAAACCGGATAAGATAACAAAGTATGGATTACTAGACGTTTGTGACTTAATTCCAGGTACCAGAACGAAAGCGACAGATGGATCTTATTTTATCTATGGTGCTGGTATGAATGCAAAGGGAACTACAGATAAATTCAATTGTGAGAGCGACACAATCCGCTTGACTCGTAAGGGTACTGTTGGTGCAGTTTATTTTCATCGAGATCCATTTTGGATGGAAGAGGCTAGCTTTAAAGTTGAACCAAAAGAAATGATAGATAAGCGATATTTATTTCACTGGCTGTTGATGAAGCGTGAAGAAATAGAGCAGTACGCAGACGGAGATAATCAACCAGGTTTATCAGTAGCTAGATTGTCAAAATTAACGATTGACGTCCCTGATATGAAATATCAGTTAAAGGTTGTTAAGTTGTTGGATGAAATGAGTGCAGACTTGGAATTTTTTATAGACAATATCACACAAATTAAAATGAACCAAAGCAAGATTTTTAGTTACTATAACGAGAAAATCGGAACAGTTTTAGAAAGAGAAATAAATGGATAACAAGCTAGATTGTGAAGATTGTAAACAGTTTTTCTTTTTGAAAGACAAGTTAGATTATGATTGTGTATTTCAAAATGGTATTTGTAGTGATTGCTTAGTAAAAAGAATTGAACACGGAGAGGAGTGGTAGACTATGAAGTGTGAGTATGCTTTGTACGAAGGTGATAAATTTGTGACATTAGGGACAATTGAAGAAATTAGTCAGGAAACCGGGATTGAAGAAAAGAAATTGAGGTATCACACTAGACCGTCTCTTAGAAAACGATACAAAAACGGACTTGCTGTTATTAAAATTGAGGAGGTAAAAGAATGAAGCCAGAAAAAATTGATAACGTAAACAAACCAAGCCATTACCAAGGCTCAAAAGGTCTTGAAAGTATTGAAGTGATTGATAACTTTATTGGCAATCTGCCAGGGAAGGCAGCGTGGTGCTGGGGCAATGCTATCAAGTATCTATTGCGTTTCCAAAAGAAGAACGGTCTTGAGGATTTGAAGAAAGCACGCAAGAACCTTGATTGGCTTATCGAGGAGATGGAGAATGGGCAGAAACAATCGAGAATATGCTCTGTATGACGGCGAAAAGTTCATCGCTTGCGGGACGATTAAGCAAATCTGTCAAGAGACTGGATTGAAGAAAGGAACCTTGTCGTTTTACAAGTCGCAAAAGTACAGAGATAGACTTAAAAATCCAGATGAAGGAATGATTTTAATTGAAATCGAGGAGGATGAATGACGATAAATATCAAGCAACGATTGAAAGCATTACAATACATTGATATCAAAGCGAAGTCAAAGCATCAGGAAATTATCAGCTTGAAGTCAGGCATTTTACGAGGACAGCAGTTCGACAACATGCCGAAATCAAAAGGTAACACGAACCATTCTGAGGAATTGAATATTTCGATTATCGTTAAGTCAGACGAATTGTATCGAGAAATTCAATCTCTATACAAGGAGCGTGATGACCTTGTAAGAGCTATTGAGTCACTCGATGACCCAGTAGAGAACATTGTCATGCGACTACTCTATATTGACGGCCTTTCGTGGAAACAGGTCGAAAGAAAGCTGCGGTGCAGTCCTGCGACCATACAGAGAGCGAGAGATAAAGCGATAGCTAAATTAGTTAAAATATTTGATAGTAACGATAGTAAATGATAATTACAAAGTGATATTATTGTATTGTCAGCAGTACGTGAAGCGGACTGATGTCTCCTTTAATAATTTTTTGTAACGGCATCAGGGACAAGCCAGTGATTTCCTCTTAGTCTTTTTGAGTTCGGTCTCTGATGTCGTTATTTTTAGGCTTTTAGTGTAGCGGTAACACAGCAGTCTCCAAAACTGTTATCGTGGGTTCGATTCCTGCAAAGTCTGTGAGAGGTCTTGCATTAAGTCACACATTAGTGTGGCTTTTTGGTTTTTTGAATGGAGGTGATGGAAAATCGCTAAACTAACTTTAAAACAACAGAGATTTGCTGATGAGTACATCATCAGTGGGAATGCGACGGATGCTGCTATCAAAGCTGGCTATGCTAGGAGGTCGGCCGGCCAGATAGGTGAGCAGAACTTGAAAAAACTTGAAATTAAGAAATACATTGACGAAAGGCTGGCTCAGCTTGCGTCTGAGAATATTGCAACGCAAGAAGAGGTCCTGAGTTATCTAACTTCGGTGATGCGAGGGGAGACACAAGAGCAGACCTTGATAAGCATTGGAGAGTTAGGTCAGACGATTACGGATATAGATGTTGGTGCTAAAGATAGAATTAAGGCGGCTGAATTACTTGGTAAGCGTCATAGGCTTTGGACAGACAAGGTAGAGGCTGATGTCTCTGGAACGGTGGTGTTTTCGAATGAGTCAGACATACCAGATTAAGCAGGACGATATTGTCGTTGACTTGCCCAAGACAGTAGGTGCTGGATATGGTAAGTTCTGGCGCTCGAGAAATCTTTATCGAGTTGTCAAGGGTTCCCGTGGTTCGAAGAAGTCAAAGACGACTGCTTTGAACTATGTTATCCGTCTCTTGAAATATCCTTGGGCTAATTTACTTGTTATTCGTAGGTATTCAAATACGAACAAGCAATCAACCTATACGGATTTTAAGTGGGCAGCCAACCAGCTAAAGGTCGCTCATAAATTCAAATTCAATGAGTCTTTACCCGAAATCACAGTCAAAGAGACGGGCCAAAAGATTTTGTTTCGTGGTCTGGACGATGAGCTCAAAATCACATCTATCACAGTTGATGTGGGGATTCTTTGCTGGGCATGGTTCGAGGAAGCGTATCAAATCGAAACTGAAGATAAGTTTAGTACAGTTGTTGAGTCTATTCGTGGTAGTTTAGACGTACCTGATTTCTTTAAACAAATCACGGTCACATTCAACCCGTGGAACGAGAGGCACTGGCTCAAACGTGTCTTTTTTGATAAAGAGACTCAGCGAGC